CCCGTAAACCGGCTATCTGGGAAGTAATTAGCTGCGCTATTTTCGCCACTTTACCTCACCGATAGGATCCCCATTTACATCTCGCTCAAGCACACGTCCAAAATTTTCTTCCTCAAATTTACGCATCCACTCTCTCTCCTCACGCGTAGAGTCACCCCCTTGGTCCTGAACTTGATCTTGATCTTGATTCTGCTTTTTCATAACTTTCTCCTGTTTTAATCTCGACACTCATATCTCTCGAGAAATTACGATCGGCATGCAAACCAACTTGAACACTCATTATTTGTTATCGTTCACTTATAGGCAAGCCATAACATCCCGAATATGAAGGCTAAACCGCTTTACACTGAAAAGGTAAGATCTAGCTGTGCCCGCACCGCACATTCACAACGTGTGAAGGCACAATAATTTTAACGTTCATGCAGCCCATTCTGGGTAGTTTGCTGCATGCGGCGTGCTACACGGCCTGTGCAAGCCGATGCAATAGTCAGAAGCTCAACATCGCTGGCTGCGCACCCTACTTCGCCAATCTCGATGTTACGAGCCAGTTTGGCAAATGACATGATGTAGGCGTTAGACGGGATGGGAGTGATCTGCACATTTAAGTCCTGCTCCCGGTTATCTCGATCAAACCGCACATTCCAGCGCTGTGCACGCAGATCACCCTCGGATTGCATGAGGATCTGGAAAATGCGCTGAGAAATAGCTGCTGCCAGCGCCTGGGCCTCGATGGCCCTTTGTTGCGTTCCGTAGCCACCAGTCTTGCGGATACTGGGCAAAACTTCCGATGTAACCCACTTGCGAAATCGATGGGGGACGGTATTAGGTTTCACTGCATCACGACAACGAAGCGCCAAGGTATACATGCCGGATTCGGAGACAACAACAAGGCTACCGCCACGATCTAACTTCAAGTTAGATCGCTCATCCTCATCTAGGGATGCCGTGGCTTTCGATGGGTTGCTTAGCTTCAGCGCCCTGCATACATCTGTCGCAACAAACCACGGCTCTCCGTTGATCATGATGATCCGGACAGCATGAGATTCAAACTTGAAAACCGAAGGGGTGTGACTGGAGGCGGCAAGCGCCAGAGTGGGTTGGTGCATGATTGCTCCTTTGCGAGACTTGAGAATCATCGCCGGAGCACTCTTACATGCACCGGCAATGGCGGCCAGGAGGTTAAGAGCCCGTGCAAAGCCGGGTGGACTTCTTCCCCTTTCGGGTCTTGTATCCGTCGCCCTCCCGGCCATTGATCTGTATGGCGCGGGCGCAAAAAAACCGCGTATCTATCGGGAGCGGATGCCGCTTTGCACTGGAGCTCTTACCCTCCATCCCTTCCGGGACGAGTTAAGTGTACCCCTAGGTAAACGGCTTCGCAACGCCCCCCGCCAACACCCAAGCTACATGCCTTGTGCGACCGCGCCCTGTTGAACCAGTGATGCACCAGGTGGAACAAACCCCATCTGAAACGCCAGCTGCTTTGTGGCAAACTCCAGGCGGAAGTAATAAAGCGCCCTGGATATGCTTAGTCGTTCCAACTTTTCCTTGATAGCCCCTGGCCGGACATAATGCATGGACAGGATTGCCCGATATTCCGGGTGTATAGCATTTACCTCCGCGTCCAAGCGCTCCACTTCTTTATCAGACACAAACTCCGATGGGTCCATGTGAGTGCCACCATCCACACGCATAACCATGAAAGCCGCTTTCTTCGGATAGCCCAAAACACTCCGGTTCTCACCACGCTTCCAGCGCCCCACTCACCCAATAAGATTTCAATCTGCGATTTCATACTTCCCCCACTTCAATCTTCAGATACCCGCGCTTGGCTGGGTCCAGTCCATCATCAATAATCAGCGGTCGAAACCGTTTGTCATCCACGCCCAGTGCCTTGGCGATACCGTCTATCTGTGGCTTGATGCAGGCCAGCAAGTTGTCCAGGTCGCGCCCCCGCCGATCAGGAGACATGAAAGTCACTTTCACTGGGATGCGGTCACCGCCAATGAAGCGCCGTCGCCCCAGCTCAATAGCAACAATTACACGCCCATCGCGCCTTGCCTGTTCCTTGGCTGACTGGACACCACCCCAGTGCCGCCCGTTCTTGCGATTGGGCATCAGCCGCATGTCCGGCCAAGGAAGCACCAGAGTTAACGCGGTTGCCTCGGTCATGCTGACTCTCCTACCGCCGCCTGGGCCATACGAACGATTGCGGGAGACCGGCCCTTGGGATTAGCCATGATCCCCCTTTTTGCCCACGCCTTGTGGTCCTTCCCTTTGCGGCTGATAGCTCGCTGAGCCATTTCACGCATGGCCTTTGTTCCCTGTTCGCTCTGCCCTGTGCTTGATGGTGCTGGTAATGCGGGTGCTGGGTCTGGAATATCGGGCCACGCCCCCAGGGCCAGCTGGGCATGGAGTGCTTTCTTCCAGCGCCCTTCCATCTGCTGGTAGGCTTGGTTCAACAGGTCAAACCGGCCCACAGTCGCAGCAGCATGAAAGATCGCAGGGTGTGACCACTCGCCACGCTCACCACGCTCTCGCGCTTGCATGCCCCTCACCGCTTCGAAGAACGCCACATCCGGCTCCAGGTAGGGACGGCAGGCCCGCAAGAACTCGGTCAGGCTTGGTGGCCAGTCGTACATGCGTCGGCTGTTCTGGATCCCCAGGTCAACATCCACCGGCACAATCCCTTCCTCATCGAATGCTTCGGCCCAGGCTTGTTCCCAGTTCGACATGGCTGCTTCGCCCACAAAGTTGGATTTCCACTTGCCGGGGTACATGCCGTCCATTCGAGCGTACAGGTGCTCCATCAGCGTTTTTGCCGGCCAGCTTGGGCACTGGCTTTAACCAGGCGCTTTCACGCTCAAACGTCGATAACATCGCCACCTCCTTGGCTTTCCGCTTGTCGTTTGCGTCGTCGCTCTTCGATGTACGCATTGGGGTCGAACTTTCCACCCCGAGCCGCTTGCCGGCCCCCTGGCTGGTCCTGCGACATTCCCCGCGTTAGCCAGTCGGCTTTTCCTCCCCGCCAGCCACGCAGCATGCACTCGGCCAGGAAATCGTCAACGCTGAACCCAGCTGCCTGGGCTTTATGTGCTTCCGCCCCCAAGCGGTTTGCAGCGGTCTGGGTCAGCGGTGCTTTGATCGCTTTTGCGGTGCTGCAGGTAATCGGCCCAGACTTCTGGCGATGGGTTTACAGGCCAGTGCTCAAAGCTGAACGAAGGCGAGTTTTTTCTTTTTTTGGTATTTTTTTCTTCTGTAGTCTCTGTAGTAATCTCTGTCTTTATTAACGAACTGCGCTTTGGGTGGTTCGGGGATGGCGCTTTTGGGGGTTTCGGTATTTGCGCTTTCGCTATTCCCGAATTGCGTTTCCGCGTTTAGGGAATCGACGTTTTGTTGTTCGGGATATTCGGTGTCAGCCGCCCCCGCAATCAGTCGATCAAAGGCATCACGGTCCAGCTTGAAGTACAGCTTGTGTTCAATACGCTTGTGGGTCTCGGTGATGAGCCCACGGTCGCGCAACTGGCGACGCGCTGTGGTCTGCTCGCGCACGGACAGGCCTGTTTCTGCCTCCCATTGTTCTGCGGTCTTGTACACACCCAGCTCGGCGTCTTCCATACGCTCGTCCCAGTAGATGAGCTGAGACAAGAAGATGGCTGCATTCACGCCACCAACCATTCGAGCTAAGGCGGGGTGATAGGCAATTGGGCGCCCTATCGTACGCATCAGGTCGGATGCACTTAGCATGTCACCTGCCTCCTCAAATACGCCCCCACGAACGTCTCTACGTCGCGGTCGGCTTGCTCAGGCCACTGGCCCAGGCGTTTCAATTCATCACGGGTTTGGTGCAGCCAGGTGATCTGCAAGCCCACTGCGGTGGCTTTGTCGTAGATGCCCCCTTGGTCCAGCATGCTGTGGCAGCCACGTCCCCAGGCGTTATCGGTACACAGTGGGAACATCAAAGCGTCAGATACCTTCAGGCCCAGCCCTTTACCAAACTCAATGCCGTTCATGTGGGCTGCCTGGGAGCGATACCACCGGCCGCAATTTGCGCATGGCAGTGCCGCGACGTTGCGACGGTGCTGCTCGGAGCGGTAGACAGCTAAGGGCTTAGGCCGATGCTGCAGGGCTGTTCCAACTATCTGGGCAATACGCTGCCCAAGGCTGGGGCCCTTCTTTTCCTTTGGTTTGGCCTTAAAGGCACTGCGCTTGAGTGCTTGCCGGCGCTGCAACTGGGTGCGCTGCGGAAAGTCAGTCTTTTTTCATCAATCTTCCCCAGAGCAATCCACAGTGATGCGGCCATGCTGATGCTTACAACAGCCAGGGCTATCCAAAGAGTCATGGGGTAGCCACCGTAGATGGTTGTCATGATTTCCAAGGTCTTCATCGCAGCTGGTCCCTCAAAGAGGTTGGCAACGTGAAGAACAGGCCCATGCCGTCCAGCGTGCGCACGAAGTGCTGTGGGTTCACCATAGCTAGGCTGTCGGTACCGAACTCTGCGTAGAGACGGTCTTTGATCTGCTGCTGGCGCTCGTGAGGCTGTTGATCGAAAGCGACTTTCAGGGCCTTGCATACCTGGGGGTTGTTGAACCAGCCCAGCTTGTACAGATCGGTGTAGTAGGTGCCGTAGGGTGCTTTTGGTCATACCGATGCCTCTTTGCGGTGCCAGCGGGTCACGTTGCGGATGATGCGAAAGCACAGCACGATCAAATCGCGGGCCTTGGCCACCACCATCTCGCGCTCTTCGGTGGTCACTCTGCCGTCCGCTGTCGTGCCAGTGATTGCGCTGCACATCTGGCCCAGCTCAGCAGCTGCTTTAAGTGCCTTTTCATTCAGGGCGCCTGCCTCGTCGACGAAGCCGCCTTCAGGCTCAGGAGGCATTTCAACCACGCTCAAACCGCCCTGCTGAGCAGCAGCAATGAGCCAGTCCCGTGCGCTTTCCCGGCAGTCGGCCAACTCATCCAGCCACTCGGTCAGCAGAAAAGCTATGTCCAGATCCAGTTGCTCGCCGCCGGTCAGTTTCCGGCGTAGTGATTCGGGATGGATGGAGACGGCGCGACGGTCAGAGAGAAATACGGCAGCCGCGCCAACGCCGCCTGGGGCCTGACGGACGGCACTGTAAAGCGCGTCTCGCCAGTTCAAGGAAGAAAAACGTCTTGTCATTGGGCTGAACTCCTGTGTATTTCAGCGTTTCGCCCGCCCCTCGTAATCGCTACAGTAAAAGTGTGAAAAGTACGTAGTGATTAATGAGGAGTGGGAACTACAAAATGGAAAAAATCGGTCGTGAAACTGAAAATGCGGAGATGGATAAAAAAGAACTTCCCCGCTTTGAAATCATTGATAGAGCTACTGAACTGGCGTACCAGGTCTTCAGCTGCCCTACCGATGACCACATCACCGGTATCTATGACCGGCTTGTTTGGAATGAACTGCATGGCCTGGGTGAACTCGGGGGCCGTTACCGTTCATTGAGGTGGTCAATCCCGATCAGCTATGCTTAGAGATTCCAGTAACTAAACTTTTCTGAAAGGAATTGACCTTGGCTGAAATAAACCAAAACCCAAGTATTGTTTTGCACTTTGAGAGTGAAACGGACTATCCGAAAACACTGCCCCACATACCACTTATCCAAGGTGGAGCAGTGCCTTTACTGAATGACGCCCTTCAATTTCATGGAGATCCAAGCCTTTACATAGTCAAAGGCAGAGTCTTTTTCATATGACGAAAATGGAACGCTAAATCTGGTTCTATCGCTCTTTAAGCAACGCTAGGTTCGCGACATATGGCTTGGGGGTGGCCTGGAATTGAATTTGGTAGCCATCCTCTGGAGCACGACTAGCTCTGTGCTCCTCCAAGCCACGCTCACGGAGGGCTGGGCGGATCAGCCAGAGCACCAGGCGGGCGTACAGGGTCTTAAGCATGTGCGCCCCCTTTTGTAATGCAGTCAGGGGGACCGATTGGGATACGGTCATCGGGTTTGGGGTCGGGGGTGTTGGGCATGTGGGGTTCCTTGGTCTGCTTCTCTGCAAACTCAGCGATTAAGTCTTTAGCTTTCAGACGACTATCCGCTTTCAAAAGTCGATCCAGCACAAGCAGAGATGGGCGCTTTCCCCTCCAACCTGTGGCGATCTGCCATAGATAGCCATGACCAACATCGGCTCGTTCCGCAAGAAGAGCACGCTCAGTTTTTCGAAAGAGATTTGTAGAGTTCTAATAGCTTCATGCCACGATATTAGCTTTAGGCTAAATATCAAGTCAAGCCTTTGGCTAATTCATTTTTTTAGCTTTCCGCTATTAAATACAACGATGACAATTGACGAGATCCGACGCCATAACCTGGCGCAACTAATATCCAGCTATGGGACATTGACGGCCTTTGCAGCCGCTATTGAGCGCTCAGAATCTCAGGTTAGCCAGTGGGTCAACGCGTCACTTAATTCGGGGACGGGAAAACCGCGCGGCATGCGCTCAGACAGTTGCCGACACATCGAGCGGATGACGGGTAAGCCAAGTGGGTGGATGGACCAGTCACACGATAGCGGTAACCAGGGCGTAGGGACTACAGAGCTCGCTCCAGCGCAACTAATCTCACCGCCCCCTGGCTATGTACGCCTGGAACACCTCTCCCCCACTCCCTCCATGGGCCGTGGCCGAGAATTGGACGCCCCCGTGCAGCTAGTTCAGCACCTGGATGTGCTTGAACAATGGGTACGTGAGAAAGTTGGAAGTGTGAACCCCTCACGCATCAAAGTTCTGACCGGTAGCGGCAACAGTATGTCTCCCACTATCAATGATGGGGATCTGGTGTTTGTTGACGTGGAGTGTCGGAGCATCGAGGCAGCTGGTATCTATGTGCTGGATGTCGCCGGTCGGCTGATACTCAAGAAGGCAATGATTCTAAGCAGTGGGACACTGATTATCCGCAGCGACAATGTAGATGAGTACCCAGATGAAGAGCGCTACGATCTGCGCCACATTGCTGAAGCTATCACTGTGTGCGGGAAGGTCATGGCTTGGTGGAGCCTGAGAAAAGGCTAGCGACTATCTGCTTCACTGTTAAGATGGGGTGTATTAATGAGGCGAAGACGGCAGATCCCTGGGATCGATAGTGGCCCGTGGTGGCAAAAAAAAATGGGTGGTAGAGTTCGTTGCCGCATTCGTAGCTGCATCCCTACTAGTTGTTACTGCCTACCGAACGCTAAAAGACAGTGATGATGACCCTGTGCTCTGGCTGCTATTCGGGGTAGTCGCTTTTCTGACTTTGGGATCGGTTTTCTACGCACGCACAATCATATTCGGCTGACGCGAAATCTAGTCGAGGCGCAGAGCATGACGGTCTGCT